GAATTTCTCTGTAAGGTTTAACTTGTCCTGTATAGGTTTTTCCGTCTTTTGTAATTTCCAAATCAACTCCTTGAATTGCATCTTTCTTGTTTCCAAGTTCACCAATTAATTCAACGTTTGCCGATTTACCAAAAAATCTTTTAAGAATTGATGCGGTGATTTGTTCTCGTTTATCTCCAGCTTTATTTTTTTCGGTAAGAGTTCTTAAGAGATTATGGAATGTTACACTTTCTTTATCGAAGATTCTGTATTTGAAATAATCCAAAGCACTTACAAATCTTTCAACTTCTTTTTTCTGTTCTGCGGGTATCTTATCAATAAAACTTATTGGTTTTTTATTTGGCATTTTAGAAATAACTTGATTCAAGTCTTTTAATAAAATACAAAATGCTGTGTAGTTTGTGTTAAGTTTATTAATCACAGACCTACCAGGTCCTTCAATATCGTAAACACCAGGTAATTGGTTGTTATTTGGTTTCTCGATATAATTCTCATTGAAAACTTCTTTAAGAATCTTATTAATACCATTCATGTAAGTCCATTTAATATCTTGGTTCACATTGAATAATGTTCTGTAAAATTCGTTGTCCGATTTAGAACACATTTCAGATTTACCTTCACTTAATACTTGTTTCATTTTGGTTGATTCGGCCAATTTTGTTTCAATTTTCATTTCATACATTTTACTTACAAAGTCCCAATTAACTACTTTCCAAAAATTTACAATATATTCATCTCTTTTGTTCCTATATTTCAAATAGTATGCATGTTCCCATAGGTCCAAACCTAATAGTGGAAATCCACCACCCTCAATCACATTCATTAATGGATTGTCTTGGTTTGGGGTGGACATAATTTTCAAGGTGTTTTTTGACGTTAATACTAACCACACCCAACCTGAACCAAATCTTTCTTTGGCAATTTTTTCAAATTCTTTTTTAAAGTTTGTGAATGTCCCCCACTGTTTAGTAATCTTTTTATAAAGTTCACCAGTCAGTTTTTTTGGGTCGGGAGTTAACATGTTCCAAAACAAAGCGTGGTTAAATGCCCCACCTGCGTTGTTTCTGATTGTCTTGTCAAAACGACCAATTGTTTTGATTATTTTTTCTAAATCTAAATCCCCGTATTTCTTTTTTGATAATGCGTCGTTTAGTTTATCGACATACCCTTTGTAATGTTTATTGTAGTGAAAACTCATGGTTTCAGGGTCAATAAACTGTTTGAGGGCTGAGTAGGAATAAGGTAGTTTCTCTATTCCGATTTTTTTCATTTCTGTAATCAACAACTCTTTTTCTTTGGTTACGTGATTTTCAAGTATCTGTAACTCTAGTTGTTGGATTTTCGCTTGTGTTTTTTTCATAGTATTGGATTATCCGTTATATATAAATAATCCGTTGTTCGTTAATATCGCAGTTCGTTAATTCTTTGTAGGATTTCTTCTGCGGCATCGGCGGGATGTTGATTGTCTCCCATTACGGTTGCGATGACTTGTTTTTTGTTATTTAATATATCGTAGATGATACCTTCGATTGTATTTTCGAATATTGGATAATAAACCAAAACGTTATTTTTTTGACCATAACGATAAGCTCGGTCTTCAGCTTGAGCGTGGTCAGATGGTAAAAATGATAAGTCATTCATAATAACAGCTTCAGCCGCGGTTAATGTAATACCTACACCTGCGGCTTTAATATTACCCACAAATACTTTAACTTTGGGGTTATCTTGGAATTGGTCAACCGAGTTTTGTCTTTCAGGTTTTGACATCGAACCATCAAGTTTTACTGCGGTTTTACCAAAGTGTTCTGTAATCTTATTTAAGGAATCAGTGAAATTACAGAAAATAATAACTTTCTTGTCTTGTTCAAGAATGTTTTCAGCGAGTTCAATAGTTTGTGCAATTTTTTCATCCGCTATGATTTGTCTAACTTTTGTTAATTTTGAAAATTGTACGGTAAGTGATTTAGATTCTTCAGGATTCTTGTCATACCAATCATAATATTCACCCATGACATTTTCATATGATTTTGATTTCAATCTTAAATATACGGGTGTGATAATCTTATCGGGTAAATCAAGGACGTTTTCTTTTAATCGTCGTAATGTTAAACCTAATGTTCGGTCTCTTAACTCTTCCAAGTTTGATGCACCTGTTACGTTCCAAACTTTTCTACCACCAACATTAAATTGGTATCCTGAACAATAACGGATTGCGTAAGCCATCCAATTCTTTGCCACAGGAGAATCAATTATACTTAATAAATTGAAATAATCGATAGGTCGTGATGTCATCGGTGTACCCGTTAACAACCAAATCCGTTCGGTGTTTTTAATAATATCGTTAATTAATTTTGTCCTTTGCGCTGTAGCATTTTTGATATAGTGTGCTTCATCGATAATAACCAAATCAAACTTGGCAGCAAGAACTTGAGAGTCATTTTTCTTTTTAGGGTCATGGAAATTTTTTATTATGTCATAATTTATGATAACAAAATCAGCTTCGGTGCTGAAGTTTTTACTTTCTGCAATGTAGATTGATTTATCTGAATAATTTTCAATCTCACGTTTCCAGTTAATCTTTAATGTTGCGGGACAAATAATTAATACTTTCTTTGAGCCTGATTCTAATGCCGCTATGATTGTTGATGTTGTTTTACCAAGACCCATATCATCGGCAAGGATAAACTTTTTGTTCTCAACTAATTTTTGAACGGCTTCTTTTTGGTGTTCAAGTGGTGGACGATGTGAATACTTTGAATAGTCAATCACAACATCTTTAACTGAATTGTCTTTAATGATTGCCGCTTTTGGTAACCAAAAATCGTGAAGTTCCTCTTTATCCAATACTTTACCCCAAATGTGGTATGCTTTTTCTTTATCCGCCAATAACTTCTCAACCCAAACTTTTTGTGGGATTTCGGTATATAATTTGTCATCAGCCAATTTCTGTGCGAAATAAGCGTCAAGAATAACCCATTTCTTTGCAACCTTTGGTTGTTTATCGTGGAAATTAATAATGTATTCCGATTGACTCCTTGTTGGATAAAACTTTCTGTTAACTTGTGACTTACGTTTTAATTCCAAGATATAGTTATTGCCACCCTCATATGACTCAAGAATGGACATCGCCTTTGATTCTAAACTAACATCACTCATCTAATATTAATAAATTTATCTTAAATATAGTAAAAGTTTAAGTATTTATCAATATATGGAGAAATTAGTTCCGATAACGAGATTAGGTAAATTTTTTGGTGGAGAAGATTTCGACCTTGATATTGGTATGGGTCAAGAATGGTTGGAGGGTGATATGAACTTTACCATTGTGTTATATCGTATTGACCGATATAAAACAAAGAAAGATGACGTTTATGGTGAAGTATTGGAAGACGGAGTTCAATTCATGGCACCTGTTGAATTAAAAGGTTTGGTTCAAGTTATGGCCCCAACCAATAAATTCTATGGTAATTCCAAAGTTGAAATCCAAGAACCAGGTAATATGAAGTTCTCAATTTATCAAAAACAACTTGAAGATTTGAATGTTGAAATATTCATGGGTGATTATATTGGATATTATGAAACCGAGGACCGAGTTAGGTATTATACCGTTAGTGATGACGGATATGTTAGGTCTGACAATAAACACACTTATGGTGGATACAAACCGTTCTATAGAACAATTACCGCCACATGGGTAAGTGAAAACGAATTTAGAGGTATATAATGAAAGTTGTTATTACAGAATCACAATTTGACAATTTATTCTTGGGTAAGAAAGTAATGGTATATTACAACTTACACAAACACACTTTTTCTGTGACATACGACAGTAAAGTTATTATGCATGCTGACTATGTTAAGTTGGGGGATGTTGAGTTCAGAGTTAGAAAAGGAGGTAAAGAACGAGTTCGTTCTGAAAAATCAAAAAACGTTCACGCATTTGTGATTGGAAAATTATTGGACTATTGTGAATATCCTTGTGATGACATTCCAAATCCACCATCAGACATGATTGTAACATATAATCCATATAGATACGATTCATTTGTTTATAAAGATAGTGAAGAACCTGTATATAACGCCAAAGAAGTTGACATGATTAATTCACAAAATAAACTATTTGTAGTAGAAAAATAATGCCATTACCAAGAACAGTAGTTAAACCAACATTACCTTTAGTACCAAAAAAAGTTTTGTCTGAAAGAAGAGAACAACTTTTAGAATATATTAAAGAAGATGGAACTTATTTACCTAAGTCAGTTTTACATGCCGACTTGGATAGGGGTATGCTTGATTTTGTTAAGACAGAACTTGAAGTTGTAACTGCAGGTAAAATCGTTCCTTTATTGGATGTTATTATTACAACTCAAAACTGGACACAATATTTGGAGACGTGGCAATTTGTGGATTTAGATTATAATCCATCTCCACCATTTATTACGGTAGTTAGAACACCTGAAGTTAAGTACGGTACCAACCCATCACTTCAATATACAATACCAAATAGAAAACAATTTTATTATGCTTCTGTCCCAACTTGGAACGGAAACGAACAAGGTATGGACATTTATACAATTCCACAACCTGTACCTGTTGATATTACTTATAGTGTGAAAATTATTTGTAATAGAATGAGAGAGTTGAATCAACTTAATAAAGTTGTAATGCAAACTTTTTCATCAAGACAAGCGTACACATTTATTAAAGGTCAATATGTGCCAATCATTTTAAATAATGTATCTGACGAATCTCAAATGAGTATGGATTCAAGAAAGTATTACGTTCAAAGCTATGAGTTCACTATGTTGGGTTATTTGATTGATGAAGAAGAGTTTGAAGTAAAACCCGCAATTCAAAGAGTTACACAGCTCGTTGAAATTGATACCTCAACAAGAAAACAAAGAAGAAACAAATATCCTGAAAATCCTGATGAATTTGAAATGCCGTTTTTATTTGTTTCAGGTAATACCGTTTTAACTGATAGAATTGATTTTACCGCCAATATGAGTTTAGTGTCAACAGACAATGTCGATACTTTTGATGTTTACATTAATGGTGATTATTATGGTAGTGATTTACAACTAATCGAAATTACTACAAATGATATTTTAAGAATAGAAGTTACAAAAAATGACAATACTCAAGAAGCACTTGTGATATTCGAAAACAAATTAATTTAATCTTCTCCATAGATATCTTTCTTATCTTTACACTTCTCGATGATTAAATTCTCCAAAAATTTATAAATCTTAATTCCACGCTTATCACAGTACTTTTTTAGGATATCATGTGATTCAGGGGATATTTTGATGTTCTTTATTTCTTTCTTGATTTTCATGGGTAGAAAAAAGGTAGAATTTATTCATACCGTTTATAAATACTTATCCAAAAGTAAAGTTTTTTCGCAAAATCTCTAATATTTATCAATAAAATAAATCTGTAACAGAATAATTTAATAATGGCAACAGCACAAGCAAATCAAAAAGTATTCGTTTCACCAGGCGTATACACATCTGAGACCGACTTATCATTCGTAGCCCAAAGTGTTGGGGTAACGACTTTAGGTCTTGTTGGAGAAACTTTAAGAGGTCCAGCATTCGAACCAGTATTCATAACTAACTACGACGAGTTTCAAGCCTACTTTGGCGGAACTGAACCCGTTAAATTTTATAACACCCAAATCCCAAAATATGAGGCGGCATATATTGCTAAATCATACTTGCAACAATCAAACCAATTGTTTGTTACAAGAATTTTAGGTTTGTCGGGTTATGATGCGGGCCCATCTTGGAGTTTATCTTTAATCGCCAACGTTGACCCTACAACTATCGGTGACCCATCAAACTCAACAACTTTTACGGCAACGTTCACAGGAAATTCTTCACAAAACACTGTATCATTTATTAGTGGTGCGTTACCAACACAAGTTCAATCAAACTTAAATGTACAATATAGATTGAATGATGGTTCAACATCAACATTACAAACTGACTTCAATGCTTATTTAGGAGGTATTATTGATACACCATCTTTATCTGCAACTACATCAGTTATTTATGGTGCAATACCTAACACTGATTATGATACATTAGTATCTACATACAGTGCGGTTACTGACCCATACAATTGTGTTAATAGTTTTGACGATAATGATTTATCATCTTCCGCTAATGACCCATGGTTATATGCTAACTTTGATATTTCAAGTGGAAATGCATATACAGGTTATTCATTCTACTATTCAGTTAGTAGTTTAACCTCAGGTGGTTCAGGTTCTTTTACAGGTACAATAACAGGTGAAAGTTATACATTCACAGGAACTGCGTATACCGAATTTAATAACATGGTTGTTGCAACTCTTCGTTCTAGAGGTATTTCATTATATAGTAATAGTTCAACAAGTGAAAATCACGGACCTGTTTATCAAGTAAGTGGTCTCACAGATTTACAAATGGTAACTACTGGTCAATATTCAGGAATTACAAGTTCACCTTTTGCGACTTTCTTATTATCAGGTGTTACAAGAGACAATGATACTTTCTCGTTTGAGACTTCATTATTGGCATCATCTTCAAAATATTTAACTAAAGTTTTAGGTGTAGATAATTTTGGAAAATCAAGATTTGAGGTACCTGTTTATGTTGAAGAGTCTTACCAAGGTAGTTTAAATTATGCATATAACCAAGGTTATATTAGAGGTTTAAATTCAACTTTAATTGCATTACCTGACGCTAGAAGTCAATCAAGTCAATCAATCGCTTGGAATTTAGAAAAATATCAATCACCTGAAACCCCGTTCTTGGTTTCTGAATTGAGAGGTAATAAAGTTTATAACTTATTTAAGTTTATTTCAATTTCTGATGGTGATTCTGCAAACACAGAGATTAAGGTTTCAATTGCAAACTTATCATTTAACAACATGTCTTTTGATGTGTTTGTTAGAAATTTCTTTGACACGGATGCTAACCCAGTAGTAATTGAAAAATTTACTAATTGTAATTTAGACCCATTATCAAATAATTTTATTGCTAAAAAGATTGGTTCTTCTGATGGAGAATACGCTTTAATATCAAGATATATTATGATTGAAATGGCGGATGAAGCACCAATTGATGCTCTTCCTTGTGGATTCTATGGATACACACAAAGAGAATATGAAGATTTTGCGGTTTATCCATCACCATACCCTAAATTCAAAATCT